GGTGGGGGTGGGGCATCGGGCTATAACATTGAATATCTTGTTGTGGCTGGGGGCGGTGGTTGTGGCGGACTGTTTCAAGGAGGCGGCGGTGGCGGTGGCGGTCTTTTGCAAAACACTTTAGAAGGCATTGCGTCAGGATTTAACATTACTGTTACCGTTGGGGCAGGGGGTGCAAAAAACAGTGGAAATTCGACAGGTTCAGATGGCACGACATCTAAGTTAGAAGCATCCGAAATAACTAATGTTACTACTGTCGGAGGCGGTGGTGGGGGTGGTTATGCATTTTATGAAAGTAGTGTAAATCAAGGGCGAGATGGCGGTTCGGGGGGAGGCTCTGGAGGAAACGGAGGGGCTGGAGGACTAGGCACATCGGGTCAGGGGAACAATGGTGGAAGCGGTCAAAATCCAGCAGGAGCATATTATGGTGGTGGCGGTGGTGGGGGAGCCGGAGCCGCTGGTGCTACATCCGTAGGTTATACAGCAGGAGCTGGAGGAAACGGAATTAATTGGAAGTCTTTGGGTGCGTTTTATGCAGGAGGTGGCGGTGCTGATGGTTCTGCAAATGGTGGGCTAGACTCCAATCCAGGGTCTGGTGGAGGAGGGACTGCAAATACTGGAGGTGGGGGTACAGCAAGAGGTGGGGCTGGTGTAGCTGGTGGGTCAGGAATTGTTATTCTTCGATATGAAGGCGCACAAATAGGAAGTGGTGGCACAGTAACATCGTCTGGTGGTTATACTTATCATACATTTAATAGCAGCGGAACTTACAGCACATGAGTCATTTTGCAAAAGTAAAAAGCAGAAAAGTTCTTGAAGTCATTGTTGCTGAACAAGACTTTATAAATGCTTTGCCAAAAGAAACTGGTGTTAAGTGGGTGCAAACATCCTATAACACAAGAGGAGGTGTGCATTACAAACCTAACTCTAATGAACTATCAGGTGAAGATGGATTAAGAAAAAACTATGCTGGTGTTGGCATGACCTACGACACAGGACGCGATGCTTTTTATGCGCCAAAACCTTATGCAAGCTGGACACTTAATGAAGACACTTGTATCTGGGAACCACCCACCCCTATGCCTGATGATGGCAAAATGTATCAATGGGATGAGTCAAAGAAAGAATGGGTCGAAGTCGAGTGAATGGAGATTATCGTATTTGCTTTGATTGTTCAGCTAACGCCTGATGATACTGAGCGTGTGGCTGGCTATTGGGTTAATCAGAAACAATGCGTTCACATAGCCAGAGTTTTAACTAAGCGAGAAGAGAATTACAAGCCAGCATTAGCGTTCTGCAAGCCAGCATTTGTTGATCCGACTAAGTCGGAGGTCAAAGGTTATGCCCCGGACAAAGTATCTAACTAATGTTGGAGGAAATCCAGGCTGCTAACAAAGCTATGGGGACAATCCTCACAGCAATTAAGCATGGTCGAGAATTAAGTCAATGTGCTGATAGTTGTGCAACGTATTTCAACTGCAAAAGTATTTTAGCAAGGCGCAGCAACAAAAAAGGAAGAGGCAACGCACTAGCAAATTTTATGGAGCTAGAAAAACTGCGAGAGAAAGAGCAGCAACTTAAAGAGATTATGATTTATTTGGGAAGGCCGGGGCTGTGGGACGATTGGTTAAAGTTTCAATCATTAGCTAAAAAAGAAAGGGTGGCGCAAGAGAAAAAAAGAAAGCAGCAAGAGGCAGCAACAATGACGCAAGTGATGTATTGGTTTAAATGGATGGCTGGCGGTATTGCGGGAACGATGTCTATGTTGGTTGCGGTCATGGATTTCATTAACACAGCGAGAAGTTAACCATGTTGCAGCATCTAATTGCCCCGGTAGCTAACCTTGCTGGTTCCTGGTTAAAAAATAAAGCCGAAGAAAAGCAAGCAGTCCACCAGGCTAAATTAGAAGTTATCAAAAACAATGCGGATTGGGAAAGCAAGATGGCAGATGCTTCTGCTAATTCTTGGAAGGATGAATTTTGGACTATTGTTTTAAGCGTTCCAATTTTTATGATCGGCTACGCCATTGCAGCTAATGATGTGACAGTGATTGACCGGGTAGACAAAGCGTTTAAGGCATTGGAGAATTTGCCTCAGTGGTATCAATATTTGTTATTCATCGCTATCTCAAGCAGCTTTGGAATTCGTGGTGTGTCAAAAATAATGAGTTTGAAGAAATGAAAACATCGGGCGAAGGGATAGAGTTAATTAAATTTTTTGAGGGATGCGAACTTGAATCTTATAAATGCAGTGGGGCCGTTTGGACAATTGGTTATGGAAAAACTAGCGGAGTCAAAGAGGGAGATACTTGTACTCAAGACGAAGCTGAACAATACCTGGCAGACGATTTGTTTGAGTTTGAAAAGATTGTACACAAGCACGTTAACGTTCCTCTCAAACAGCATGAGTTCGATGCGCTCGTTTCTTGGACTTACAATCTCGGTGGAGGTTCCCTTAAAACATCTACTCTTCTCATTCGCATTAACGACAATAATCATCGCAGCCGGGTTGATATTCCTCATCAGATAAAACGCTGGAACCGGGCTGGTGGTGAAGTGCTTGACGGCCTGGTTAAGCGCAGGGAAGCAGAGGCAAAGATGTGGCTAGGCGAGGAATGGCGGCACTGGTTACAAAACTAATACTGCCGAAAGACTGCCGAAAATCGTTATTTTTTCTTTTTAAATCTTCTAAACTATTGATTAATATACATTTAAAGTGGGGTGGACGACGGGGATTGAACCCGTCCCTTTGCTCCCCACTGTCGGTCACTGTCGGTCTAACCTATTGTTTTAATACAAATTAATTTATTTCAACCGACACTCGCCTACATTCATAGGCAATATCACTGCCGAAAACACTGCCGAAATTACCAACAGAACCCTTCTGGTTTTTAGTGTATCAAGGAAATTAATAAATGTATTTAATTCGTTTTAGTGGTGTTTATGCTCAGTGCTTTTAAGCGGCTCAAATCGACTCAAATCTTGATTGGCTGTGTATTCCTCAATCCATTCAGAATAAGTATTAAGAAACACTGCGGTGGAATGTCCCATTTGTTTAGCGGCATCTGGCGGCAGTATGCCTTTGCTTAATAGCTCCGCTGCTCTGGTGTGTCGGCAACAATAGGGAACTCGGTATCGAATTTGTTTTTTCTTATGAGCCTTTCGCCAGGCTTTGTTGAATTTCTTTGAGGATTTGTGAAACGTGCCTATTTCATTGACAAACAAATAAGGCGAGTCAATCCGGGGCGGCATTTGTTTAATGGCTTTTCTCACCCAGAGCGGGACGTAAACCTTGCGCCTATGCCCGGTCTTTGTCGAATCAACTTCTCTGCGTCTTACAATTTGCTGATGGATGTGCCAGTTTTCACCATCAAAATCGTTTCTTAGCAAACCCAGTGCTTCGCCAGGTCGCAAGCCCATGCCAAAAAGAATTGCAAAATACGCAAAAACTTCGCCTGAGAAACCATTCAAAATTTTATCGCGTTCTTCCGGGGAGTAACGATCTATCGTTTTCTTTTGTTTCTTTGATGCTTTAATTGAGGAAGCAGGGTTGGGTGTAAGCTCGGCATAATCTAGTATGCCTCTGAGCGGCCCAAGAATGTTATCTCTCGTCTTTGGTGACACGTTAGCATTTGACAGTACCAGTTTAATTTCGCGCTTTGATATGGACGCACAGGGACGATTGTTAAAAACTGGGAGCCAATATTTTTCAATTATGTTTTTATACCCTTGAAGGGTTGAGAACTTGCCAACGTGCGTGTCGAGATATTCTTGAGCAATAATGGAAAATGGTTGGTATTCGGTGGGGTCGGTTTCTTCTACGGCTAAACCGAGTCTGAATTTTAAAACAAGCTCATCGCGCAGTTTTTTTACGCGCCTGACTTCAGATGCATCCTCTGCGTTGCAAGCGATAGTTTCTGAATAGATCGCCTTGCCTTTCTGGAAGATTCGGATTCGCAGTCCTTTGCCATCTCGGTAGATTCCGGGTGGGAGTTTTTGATCCATTGATTAACCTCAGAGATATTTATCATTGTTGTGCGTCCGATTACATAATAATGGCGGCCTTTTGTCCAATGCCTCTGCATCCA